TTCAGCTTTACCTGTTATATTAGATGTACCACCTATAGATACATTACTTGCTACTGTTAATGTACTTGCAAGATTAACTGCTCCACCTACACTTAATGTACTTTTTAAATGTGTAGCACCTTCGATTGTTGCAGTAGAAGATACTTTTAATGTACCACCTACTTGTGCATTTGAAACTGATATATTACCTGTAATAGGTATACCTGTAATATTTGTACCATCACCATAAAAAGCACTAGCACAAACTTTTTCTGCAAAGGTAGCATTACCACCTACACCTAATGTTCCTGTTAATGTAGTATTACCTGCTACTGTTAATGTGCTTGCTAAATGAGTAGCTCCTCCTACTGATAAAGTTCCACCTATAGAAACATTACTTGCAATAGTAGCTGTACCTCCTATAAAAGCATCTCCACTTATACATACATCATTATCAAAGTCTACTTTATCTCCAAAAGTTTTATTAGTTAAAGTATCAGTAGTAGATGTTCCTACAAGTGTTGCACTACTTGTTGGTAATGTTATTGTTAAATTACCACTATAAGAAGAATGTGGAGGTGATTGTAACGCTGCATAATGAGCATTACTAGATTCACAATATAATTTTATATTAGATACAGACCCTGTATTCTTAATTGCTATTTCACCACCAGATACCATTACAGCACCTGTTATTGTTGCAGTTCCTGCTACATTTAAAGTACCACCTGCTACTACATTAGATACAGATATATTACCTTCTATTGTTGCAGTTACACCAGATAAGTTAGAACCATCTCCATAATATGCAGATGCACAAACTTTACCTAAAATTTGTATATCACCAGATATTGACACATCCTCTGATACACCAAACTTACCTGCTACTTGTATTATACTTGTAGATATCTGTAATGCTGAATTAGTTCCATCACCTGACTGCACTTGTAATAAACCAGCACTAACTCCTTCATTACCAGATACTGCTACTTTAAGAAGTTGTTTATAACTCTTTGATACTAATTTGCCTGTTAAATCACTCATATTGTTTGCCACCATCTATCTTGGGTTGTATCATCCCATGTAAAACCTGATTGTTCCCAAGTTAAGTTTCTACCTGTATCATCTATTCTAGCATTTTGAATAGCAGGGTCTTCTCTTAAACTAGCAGGTTTATTCTGAGGATGATTTTTTAAATCATATGCACCATCAAAACATTGTGGGCATCTTACTGTATCATAACTACTTAACTTCATAACTCTCATAGGATACACAAACCCACATGAGTCACACATTGCTTTTGCTCTTCTATCAGTAGCCATTATACAGCTTTTAGTTTAGGTTTAAAATAAATACTTGCTCTCTCTCTATCTTCATCCATTGCTCTTCCGAGTAATTCTTCATAGTTTGTTTTTAATATTGAAATCTTTGTTTCAGGTACACCATTTCTTTTTAAAGACATATAGTAAGCTAGACCAGCAGTTAAACAAGGCAGAAATCTAACAGGTGCATCTGCATTTTGTGCATATGATTTATTAATATCTTCTACTTGTCGTATTGCTTCTATGTTTAAAATACCTGTAGAAACATTAGGTACTGGATATAAAAACATAGTAGGATTACTTATATTTCTTTTCATTGCATACTGAGTAGGTCTACCACTTTGAGACTTTTCAGGAAGAACATTATATTCTTCAAAGCTTTTTCTTGTTAATTGTGTTTCTGTTCCTGTTGAGTTTATTTTATATGTTACAATTAAAGCATCTAAAGCTGAACCTTCTAAATTAATAGAAGTTGTACTTGCTGCTACAGTTACTGCAGTTGTAAAGGTACTCCATAACAGTATACCACGATTCTGCCAATCATTCAACATTAAATTAATAGAACGTCTAGCAGACTTAGGTTCGTGTCCTAATGTCTGTTCACCACCTATCATTTCAGTAGCTTCTTGTATAATCTCATCTATATCAAGATTAAAGTTATATGTTCCTGAAGTTGCCATTATGCTCTGTTCCTTTTTAATTGTTCTTTAGCTGCTTTAGCTAATTGTGCTTGTTTAGTTTTACCTTGTACTTTAGCTCTTTGTTCTAATACAGTAAGTATTTGTATCTTTCTAGCATAAGGTTTTTTAATTCTTTTAACTTTTCTTATAGTTTTCTTAGCATCTTCTACAGTTGCATACTTTATAGATACTGTATCTTTAGGATTCTCATCTGTATAAAGTCTACGACTTGAACCCTTTGGTTTTTTACCTGTTCCTTTTCTAGGTTCTTTTTTTAACATTCTTCTTTTTTTTCTTAATCATTTTACCAATAGTAGTTGCTTGTTTTTTATGCATTTTAGATGCACCAAGTAATTCTTTTTTAATTTTTTTTAATTTACGTACCATAAATATTTCTCTTTTTTCTTTTTGTAAAATGTATAATGTTTGATTATCCATAACACCTCCTAATTAAAGTTAGTGCGTTTCTTCAGTCAATGCTTACTTCCAACTCAAGGAGTCAAACGATTATGTTTTTTTCTTTGTTCTTTTTTTAAATGTTTTTACAAAGGTAGGTCTACCACCTACTCCTTGTGCTTTAGCTCTCTTTCTTTTTACTGCTGAAGTTTTTTGAGACTTTGACATACGTTGTGCTTTTGCTAATGGTACACATTTAGGATATTTACGTTTACTACCTTTAGCTTTTTTTCTACCACAAGGTTGATACTTTCCATTCTTTTTTGGTGCACCTATGTCTACCCATTTCTCACCTACCCATTTACGTAAGCTCATTTCTTTTTCTTTCTAACAGTTTTTCTTTTTTTCTTAGTAGTTTTCTTTTTCTTTTTACCTCCTGGTTTTACTTTACCAGAACATACTGCTGATGCATACATATTAGCATAAGCAGATGGATAAACATCAAACTTTCGTTTAGCTGCTGCTTTACCTTTTGGACAAAGTTTACCCATAGTTATTTCTTTTTAGCTTTAGTACCAAATCTTCTACTTAATGTTTTTGGACTACCAGGTGCTCCACTACCCATAGACATATATTTAGTCTTCATTCCTGTACTACCTTTAGACATATATTTAGTTTTCATTCCTGTACCTTTAGACATGTATTTAGTCTTCATTCCTGCCATTATTATTCTCCTTATATAAGTTGTTAAATGTTATTTCTGGGTCTGTGTAACTATCGTGTATTTCTGCTGCATGAGTATGTTGGCTTGGTCTAAAATCTGGTGCACCTTCACCTGTTACCCATAAAGCAGGACTTGTTGCTCGAACTCTATTATTAGGTAATGCTATTATATTACCTGTCCATTTACCTGCATCAGTTAATTGTATTACATGGTTTTGTTTATGTTGTGCAGGACAATCACTTATATCACTATCTGTAAAGTCAACTGTAAACATATACTTACCTTTATAAAATTCATTATCTATCTTACACATCCAAGGACTTGCTGTTAATAAATCAAGTTTTACTACAGTATGTGTTCTTGATGAGCAATCCCAAGGTTGTGCTAAATGTGTATCCATTCTTTCTGGAGCTTCATCTAATATTTCATCTGCGACTAATGCTGTTATTGGCATTCTTGCCCACATTGCACCACCATGTATATTATCTTCTTCATCTATACCAGTAAACATAACTTGAAAAGATAAACATCTATCTGGTATTGTATTAACTGCAAATGCTATTCCATGTAAAAACTCACCATGATATTTTAAATGGTTGTGTGTAAACTCTTTACGTACCCAACATTTAAAATGTGGTATGTTACTAATTAAATATGAAATCTAACATCTCCATCTACGTCTTGCTTGTCTTAATCTTGAGTTAGGATTCTTAGCTGCTTTAGGAAACTTCTTCATTTGTCCTGCAGACCTAGCACAATAACTCTTTCTCCTTGAAGCTCTTTTACCTGTAGGTTTTTTTTCTGTTACAGCAGTTTTTAATTTACTACCAGGATTATTTCTTCTATACTTAGCTACACCTTTAGCAGTCATTCCTGCACCACTTTTAGTAGGACGTTTATCGCCACTACCAATAGACATGCCTTTCATTCCTGTACCTGTTCTTTTTCTTTTCTTAGGCATTTACTGCTCCAAATCCTCTTAATGCTTGTCCTACACCTTTAGGTTTTTTATTTTCTTTTCTTGCTCTTAAACTTTTATTTTTTAATATTTTAGGTATTTTTCTTTTTTTCTTTTTCTTTAAACTTGCTAAACCACCTTTAGCTAATCCTCTTTTTTTCATTAATATATCTTTATATAATCTTAATATTTCATTACCAACAAAACTATCAGGATTTTCTAAAAGACTACTTGCACTACTTTGTATAGACTGAGGTCCTTGTGGAAAAGTTTTATTACTATAATTAGTTGAACGTACAGGAGAAGGAAAGTCTTTTATATCACCTCTTGTAAATCTTCCTGTTATAGGATATTGTTTATCTTTAAATAAATCACGTTGTTCACCTTTTAAGTATTCAGGTTTTTCTTCTGGCAATAAGCCTTTTTTTCTACCAGTAATAGATGATTTATATTTACGTGCTAATACATCATCTGGTTTTAATACATTACCACTTATAGAATCTGTATCTGCAGCACGACCAAACATAACTGCTACTATTTCTTCTTGAGCTATAGCATCTGAATCTCTTTTATTAAAACCATTTTGTTGAGCTCTAACATAAGCTTCATCATAAATATCTTGAGCTTGTTCTATAAATCTTCTTTCTTCTAATGAAAGATTTTTTAACTGTGTTGGTGTCATATCTTTAGGTAATGTAAGACCTCTTTGTTCAACTTGTGTTGATTGAGTATCTAATAAATTAGGTTCACTTCTTCGTATTACATCTCTATCAGCTTTTTCCATGTCACGTAATGTATTACCTATTATTTCAGGTCTATTAAATTCTGAAGGGTCTCCAGCTGAAGGTATATAATATTCTGGTGTAAAACCAGCAGGATTATCTGAAGGTGGTAAAGATGTTTTATCTTCTTTTGTTCGATAAGTAATTATATCATCTTTACCTATGTATTGTTTAGGATAACGAAGTTCCCTTCCACCCTTTGAAGTACCTGTAAATCCTACATCATCTGCAGGCATATTTAATACATCTATTATTTCTTTAGTTTTAGAAGGAGCTAATTGATTAATTTTTTCTAATGCTATTTTTTTTATATCACGTAAACTAACCTTTAACTCATTCATAGGATTTCTTTTACGTGTTTCTGTATCATATATTTTTCTGATACTTGCATCTTTTTGAGCTGCTGCTACAAAATCTTCTTGATTAAAAATTTTAGCAGCTTGTTTAAAATCTGCCATAGTTGGGGTATCATCAGTTTCAAATAAAACATCTTGTACTCCTCTTCCTTTTTTAGTTATATCTGTAAAAGCAGAAGAATCAAAAAATTTACCAAGAAAAGAACTATCTTTTTCCCAAGATTTTTTTTGTTTAGTAACACTTTTATTTAAATCAGAAGCAAGACTTAACATTGCATCTTTTTCTTTTTTGTTATCAACACGAGTTGCAACACTTTTTATTTTTTTAGTAAGATTTTTAATTCCAGATTTACTAACTTTAGGATTATAATAACCAGATAATCTTAATGTTTTATCTATTCCTTTTTCTCGTTCACTTGCAGTGTAATATCCTTTTGTATCTGTTACTTCTTCCAAAGAAGAGGAGTAACCAGTTTTATTATATATAGGAGGTTTTTCATCACCTTTACTAGTTGTACTTTCTAATAAAACTTCTAAAAGTTTTTTACCACCTCTAGCTATTTTTCTTTGTAATGCTGCAGAATTTTTAATCATACTTTTTTTCTTTTATATATTTTTTTCTTTTTCTTTTTTTTAACTTTTTTATTTTGTAATCTTTTAGTTAATTGCATTCTAATACTTGACCTACCTATTGTCATTATTTACATGCCTTTCCATAACCTCTTAATGCTGCTCCTACACCTCTAGGTTTTTTCATTTT